ACCGCAAGCAAATAGCGTTATTGTTTCGTGGGATGATCCAATGATCACTAGCAACAACAACAGCCATCAAATTATTAGCCCTACGGCTCATTACAAGATTACGGTCGTTGTTCCATTACTGGACAATCTTGGAAACCTTACTGTCATTGAATCCTTCATTATGCAAGCATACAAACTGCTTGTCGATGCAGGACTCACCTTCAATGCTCCAGCAATTTCAGCACCTCAGCAGTTATCATTACCTTCTGGTGACTTATTGATGTGTGATATTCCACTACAAATTCTCACAGAATGGAACTAACAATGAGCGATACAGCAGCAGAGAACTTGGCCTTCTTGAAAAAGATTGGTCAGACAACAGAAGCACCTAAACCAACAATCACTAAAGAAGACAAGGAATAGCCAATGGCAATTTATCTACAAAACAATGTCGGAGTGAAGATCAATTCCGTTGATATTTCAGATCACGTCACTTCAGCAACTCTTTCACAAATCTTTGACGAAATAAATGTAAGCGCTATGGGCGACTCAGCAAATAAATTTGTGAAAGGTTTGGAATCAAGCACTCTTACAATTAACTTTCTCAATGACTTTGCTGCATCAAACGTTTATGCAACTCTTCAGGCTGCATACGGCACAACAGTTACAGCTGTACTTCTTCCCGTAAAGGGAACAGCAGTATCAGCTACAAATCCTCTATACACAGTAAGCATTTTGGTAAACAATCTCACACCAATCAATGGTGCTGTAGGCGATGTAGCCAGTTCCCAGATTTCCTTTACCTGTAATTCAACTGTAGTACAGACAACTACCGGCACATTCTAATAACAAACTAAGGGGCAAAAAATGGCAAAGTTAAAAGTAACAAGGGTTGATGGACAAGTTGGTGAGTTTCCACTCACTCCGCTGGTTCAGTACGGCTTTGAAATCTATGCAAAGAAAGGCTTTTACTCAGCTTTCAATGAAGATATGAAGCAGAGCGATATCTTTTGGCTGGCTTGGGAATGCATTCGACGTTCGGGTGAAACAGTTCCAATGTTCGGAGAAAAGTTCATCGAGACTTTGGTGAAAGTCGAAGTCCTCGAAGACGACCCTTTGGACTAGGGCGCGACTCGATCACCTATCTCACCGCTAAATTGTCGGTAAGACTCGGGATCGCGCCTCAACAATTATTAGAGCTTGATGAGGTCATGATTAAAAACCTCATTCAAGTATTACGAGAAGAAGCAGAGGAGATTAAAAATGCCAGTCGAAATGCGCGGCGCCGTTGATCTCCGTAAAGCACTTAATCAATTTGCTCCTGATCTTGCAAAAGATTTAAGCAAAGAAATTGCTGCTGTTCTTAAACCAATTGTAAAAGAAGCTCGAGGATATGTTCCTTCATCATCTCCAATGAGCGGATGGGCTGTTCGTAACCCTACACAGGCACGATTTCCATTTTTTGATTCTGCATTGATTCGCAAAGGCATTGGATATAGAACTACACCGTCTAAACCTAATCCGCATGGTTTTCGTAGCTTGGCAGAAATTAACAATAAAACCAAAATTGGTGCGATTTACGAAACTGCTGGTCGAAAAAATCCAACAGGTCAGCCATGGGTTGGCCCTGGTAAAAAGCTAAAACAAAACAAATTTTCACATTCTAATAACCCACGCGCCGGAGCAAAGTTTATTGAAAACCTTGAGCCTTTAGAAGGTAGTGGAAATGATCGTGGCCGTCTTATTTACAAGGCTTGGCAGAATAATGGCGGAAAAGCACAAGATGCTTTTTTCAAAGCCGTCAATTCAACCATAGCAAAATTTAACAATCGCACATCAACCGTAGATATTAAGAGGGCAGCATGAGCAGCCAATCAAGAATAGCCATTGAAATTGCTTCCGAATTTACTGGAAGAAAGGCTTTTGATAAAGCCGGCAAATCAACAGTCAGTCTTGAACACTCTGTTAAAAAACTGGCTAAAGCATTTGCTGGTGTCTTTGCTGCTCAAAAAGTTCTTGCTTTTGGTAAGGCATCAGTCAAGGCTTTTGCTGATGATCAAAAAGCCGCAACGGTTCTTACTAATACCCTTAAAAATCTAGGTTTAGCATTTGAAAATTCTAGAGTCACAACATTCATTCAAAATCTAGAAAAAAGCACTGGTATATTGGATGAGCAACTTCGTCCAGCCATGCAGTCATTATTGACAGTAACAGGTGACGTCACCAAGTCTCAAAAATTATTACAACTTGCAATCGATGTAAGTGCAGGTAGCGGAGAAAACCTCGCCACAACCGCCGGAGATATCGCTCAGGCATATGTCGGAAATATCAAGAATCTTAAAAAATATAATCTTGGACTCACTCAAGCAGAACTAAAAGCTGCTTCATTTCTAGATATTCAGAAACGATTTACGGATGTTTTTGGCGGTTCTAATGCTGCTGTATTGACAACTTATGCTGGACAAATAGATCTTCTCAATGTTGCTTATGACAATATGCAAGAAACCATTGGAAAAGGTTTACTAGATAGTTTCATGTTATTGGCTGGAGATAATGGTATTGGCGGAGCAACAGCCGCTATGGAATCCTTTGGCAAAACTGCATCCGAAACAATCTTGGGAATTGCAGCTCTCATCAAGCAAATTACACCAACTTCAGGAATCAAAGGCGAGCCAGGATTTTGGCATGATTTGTATATTGCTTTTGGTGGACAGATTCTTGAAGATTTGCAAAAGAAAGGCAGAGCGCAAGCCGCTCGGACAACTCCTCAAGCACCTGGAGCGATATCGGGTAAATTTACCCCTGCTACTATGGCGGCGGAACAGAAGGCTCGAATTGCAGCAGAGAATGCGGCAAAACTTCGTGCTAATCAATTATTAGCCGCTGAAAGAGCTCGCTTGGCTAACCTCAAGAAAATCACAGCAGAGCAACAAAAGAAAACTGCTCTTGATAAATTATCAGCAGTCCTTAATCAAGCTCAAAAGATATTTGATATGGAGCGCATCGAACTAGCTGCTGCTGCCATGAATAAACAGACAGAAGAAGATCGAGTCCGTATTCGTCTTAAGACGGAAATCCTTGATCTTGAAGATGCTATCAATTCAGGAAACGTTGAGGGTGCTGCTCGTTTAGCGGCATCAGTTGTTAATGATGCAAAGCTTCTTGGCGATTTACGCGGCGCAATGATTAACCTTGGAGACGTTCCTAATCCTTTTGAAGCATGGCTTGCAACTTTACAATCAGCGTTAGCTGCTTTACTAGCATTAACAGGAACACCTATGACTGCAATTGGTGGACTTACTCCTGCTCAGGCTTACGAATTTGGCAACCCTTATGATGCTGCTCGTTCGGCACTTGGCGCATCAGAGGCAGCCCGTAATTACGCTGCTGGTAATCCAATGGATGCCGCGAGAAGCGCAGCTGCTGCAAATATAGTTGTCAATGTTGCAGGATCAGTTACCACAGAACGCGACTTAGTATCTGCCATTACTCAAGGGCTTTATAATAATCAAGCTTCTGGTATCCCAGTCAATTACACTACGGCGTACTAATGCCAGTATTACCAGCAACCCCTATAGTAAAGATTAACCTTACTCAAGGTGCATCTTTTGGTACTGTCATGGTGCTTGGAACAGGACAATTAGGATTTGCTGAATTAGCCACAGTTGTACCTAATATTGTTGATGTATCAGCTTCTGTTCTTAAGATTTCTACTCGTAAAGAACGCAATCTATTGCAAGACAAGTATCTATCCGCTCAGTCCGTAGTTCGGATTGTTGATCCCAATGGTGACTGGAATCCACAGAATACGGCGTCTCCTTATTATCCTTATCTTCAACCTCTTCGCAAGATTCAAGTTCAAGCAAATTATGGTGGAACGCTGTATCCAATCTTTGCTGGCTACATTACGGAATATCAATATAGTTATCCAAAAAATCAGGAAGTGGGATACGTCGATTTAGTATGCTACGACGGATTCCGTTTATTCTTTAACTCTAACGTAACAACAGTTACAGGAGCAGTTGCTGGAGAAGATACTGGCACTCGAATAGGCCGTATTCTTAGCATGATTGGCTGGAGCAACTCACAGCGTTCAATCCAAACTGGCAATACAACCTGCCAAGCAGACCCTGGAACGCTTCGTACAGTCCTTCAAGCCATTCAGACTGCTGAATTCACAGAGCAGGGAGCATTCTACATTGACAAAGCTGGTAATGCCGTATTTAAGAATCGTCAATATGTCTATGACGCTCAGAGTGCATCTCCAACAGTCTTCAATCAAACTTCAGGCATCAACTATTTTGGCATTCAATTTGCTCATGATGATAAAACAATTGTCAATAGTGCAGCCGTTACTCGTATTGGTGGAACTACACAGAATTACTCTGATGCCACATCTGTTGCCGCGTATTTCACGCACTCAGTTACAGCTGATCAGTTGCTCATGCAGACAGACGCTAATGCTTTAGCCCTTGCCACGGCTTATGTAACGACTCGTAAAGATACGACTATTCGCATCGATGCCATCACCCTTGATCTTGTAACTCTAGGGTATGGGGCAGGTGTAGCAGCAGCTCTTGGCTTGGATTACTTTGGCCTTATGCAAATTACCAATGAGCAACCTGGCACTTCTGCTATTACTAAGACTTTGCAATGTCAGGGAATTGCCCACGATATAACCCCTACGACTTGGTTTACAACTCTGACCACACAGGAACCTTTACTCGATGTTATGTACTAGAATTGACCCTATGAAAGAGGTGTGCTAATGGCTGTTGGATTTCCGACTAAAGTAACTTATGCAAACGGAGATGTGTTCTCTGCATCGGACATAAATGACACTAACGGCACAATTAACCTGCTTGGATCAAGCGTTGCCTATACCGCTGGCAAAAATAAAATTATAAATGGTGACTTCAAAGTATGGCAACGAGGAACATCATTTACAACTGCGGCATACGCATACACCGCCGATAGATGGACAATGGATGCTAGTACTGCTTTTGCGACTAGCATCACAGTCAGCCAACAGACTTTTACTCCCGGAACTGCTCCAGTATCAGGCTATGAAGGAACTTATTATTATCGTTTAGTTTATACAAAAGCGGCATCACAAACTGCACAATATGTTAAACAAAGAATTGAAGATGTACGCCAATTAGCAGGACAGACAGCCACTATTTCCTTTTGGGCTAAGTGCGATGCTGCTAGAAGTATTGG